ACCGTCATGATCACATCCACGGCGCCGACACCCGCGTTCTTGATCATCAGCTCGGACCAGGTCTGCAGGTCGTCGAGCGGGTTCACGCCCGCGTCGTTCCACTGCACGCTGCCACCCAGCGTGATGCTATGGCCCGCAGCACGGCCGAAGTCGACCACCTGGGTGGGGTAGTCTTCGCCGGACACGGTGACCGCGCCGCCGTAGAGTGCCTGGCAGGCCATCCATTCGAGCCTTCGACCAAGCATTTGCACCTGGTCCGTTAGATCCTGCACCAGCAGAGCCTGCTGGCGCTGCTGTGGCGTCAGCTCGCCGCCGCCAACGGACTCTCCCATTACGCGCTTCACGCTACGCGTCGGTGCCCAGGCGCGCTTGTCCTTGATGTAAGCAGGCTTGAAGGTGGCGGTCTGGAATCCACGGCTAGCCACCACTTTGCCGGCAACCAGCGGGCTGACGAATGGCGCGATTCGGCGTGGATTGTTTTCGATGTCGAAGTGAATCTCTTCCGAGGCGTCCTGCGAGACGGTGAGGAAGTACTTGTCGAGCAGGCCGGCCTTGGGCATGCGCAGGTCCTGCACGATCGCCTTGAGCGTGCTGGTGGAGAACAGGTCAGCCATGATCAGGCGCCTCCTTGTACGTTGACGATCTCGATGTTCTTGTCGCGCAGGCCTTGCTTGATGCTGGCCAGCGTGTGCGCGGTGCCGAGGATCAGCTTGTCGGCGCGGAAGTCGCCGCGGAAATAGGCGACGGTCTGCTTGTCGCCGCCACTGGCGTTGCAGTCCTCGGCCAGGACGGCGAAGGGGGTCTGCGAGCCGTCGCCGGCGGCGCTGAGGCTGAGGTTGTATTTGCCGCTCGCGGTGATCTTGCCGAGCACGGCGCCGCGCAGCAGGTTCTGGCCGCTGATCAGCGTGATCTCCTGGTGCACCAGCAGGTGGGCATTGCCGGCGACCAGGGCGTCGGACGGGGCGGTTGAGGTACCGAAGGATGCGGGCATGTCACTTCACTCCTTGCAGGCTGCGGGCCGTGGCGATGGCACTGGCGGCCAGGGCCTCGGGGCTGTCGGGGTCGGCGGCGCTCGCACCGCTGTCCGGGCCGACCGGGGGATTGGGGACGCTGGCCATGGCGGCGGCCAGCGGCGAGACGGGACCGACCGGCTTGGTCGACGCGGCGACGGCCGGCGGAGCGTCCTGGGCGGCAGTGGCCAGCAGCTTGGCGGCCGCCTCGGGCGCCATGTCGCTGTCGAACGCCAGGGCCTGGGCCAGGCCGGCACGGCCAGCGGCTTCGGGCGCACGCAGGATGGCGGCGATGCGCGTGCGCTCGCCGCTGCGGGCCTCGCTCTGCGCAGCCGCGACGCGCTGCGCGACCTCGGCTTCGGGGACGCCTTGCGGCGCGGGGGCGGCTTCCGGGGTGGCCGCCGTGGACTTGTCGGACATGGTCCTTCCTTTCACGGTTGTTGCGGCGGCTGTTCCGCCAGGGGAGAAAACGCTGCGACTGCCCGAGCGCACCAGGTCGGTGAGCTCGGCCAGCGTGTCGTCGAAGTTGCCGACGGCATCGACCAGGCCCAACGCCTTGGCGTCGTTGGCGGCAAAGACGCCGGCTTCGGTGTCGCGCACGGCCTGCACGTCCAGCGCGCGGGCGGTGGCGACGTGGCCGACGAACATGTCGTACAGGCGCACCACTTCGGCGGTGGCCAGCGCCTTGGCCTTGTCGCTGAGCGGGGCATGGCTGTTGAAGTCGACCTTGCGCTGGCCGGCGTAGATGAAGGTGTAGGCCAGGCCCATGCGTTCATCGCGCTTGGACTGGTCGACGTGGACCATCACCACGCCGATGGAGCCAACACTGCCGGCCTGAGGCACAACGATGCGATCGGTACTTGCGGCCAGGCTGTAGGCGGCGCTGTAGGCGCCTTCGTTTGCGATGGCCCACATGGGTTTGCCACCACGGGCGCGTTGCATGTGACCGGCGAGCTCGAAGTTGCCGGCCACCTCGCCGCCGGGGGAGTCGAACTCCAGCAGGATGGCCTGGACATCGGGGTCGGCCTGCATCTGGTCGAGCTGATAGCGCAGCACTTCGTAGCTGGCAAAGCTTTCGCAGGTGGCCATGTCGAAGGCCCAGCGCTGCAGCAGCGCGCCATAGACGCCGAGCACGCCGACGCCGTCGTCGGTGACGATGTAGGGCTTGTCGGCGTAGCGGCTGACCGGCACGTTGGAGGCGAAGCCATGCGGCCGCTGGCGCGGGGCGGCGGGCTCGGCGGCGCCGAGCTGTGGCTGCTGCAGGATCTGCTGCAGGGTGTTGCCGAAGATGTCGGCCACGCTGGGCAGCAGCATCAGCGGCACGCCGTACATGCGGGCGGCCAGGTGCGGTAGGTTGCGCATCAGGCTTGTTCCTTGTCGGGTTGGGCCGCGCCTTCATTGCTGCCACCGCCATCGCCTTCCGGCGTGCGCAGCTCGTCGGACGGATAGCCTTCGGCCGGTGCTGCTGGCGGCGGGCCGGCATACGGATTCGGCAGGCCGAGCTCGGCGCAGCGCGCGACCTCGAGGGCGCGTTGCTCGAGCACGTCTTCCCAGTCCAGGCCTTGCTCGGCACACTCCATCTCCAGCGTGCTCAGGCCGGACTTCATGCGCTTCTCTGCAGCGTCGGCTTCCTTGACCGGGTCCACCCAGCCGCGACCCGGACCGATCCACTTGCTGGCGGCATACGCGCGGCGCAGCGTGTAGAAGTCGGGTGCGTCGACCATCTGCCGGTCGACCATCTCCTCGAGCACCAGCTCGTAGGCCGGCTGGCAGAACATGAAGCCGACCTTGGCGCGCAGGTAGTTGAAGTAGCGCCAGGCTTCGAGCATGGCGGCGCGCGCGCTGCTGTAGTTGGTCTTGCTGAAGTCCTTGAGCAGCAGCTCGTACGGCAGGTTGAAGGCGGCGGCGATCTGCCGGTACACCGTCATGACGAATTGGTCGACGCCGTTGGCCGCGTTGGGCGGTGCGAAGGGAGTGACTTCGTCGCCCGGGTTCAGCGGGATCAGCGCACCGCCCTTGAGCTTGGTGCGGGCGTCGCGCTGCGACTTGGTGTCGAAGTACTGCTGCGCAGCGTCGGCGTTGCCGCCGAACAGCTCGACCAGGCTTTCCTGGTCGAGAGGCGTGCGGATGAAGGCGGCGATCAGCGACTGCACGATGGCCGTCTGCAGGTGCACCGTGAGGTAGTGGTCCAGCTGCTTGAAGGGCTTCATCACCGCGGCGATGAGCGGCTTGCCGCGGGTGGACCCGATGCGGTCTTTGTCGTGCACGTGCAGGAACAGGCGGCGGCCCCACTTCGTCTTGGCGGGGATGCGGGTCCATTCGCCCAGACCGGCGGCGGCGCCCAGGCCCCAGGCGAGCTGGTCGCCCGGGTGCGTGGTGCGCACGTGGTAGGCCACGGGCCGGCCAGTGCGCGCGTCGCGCTCGACGCCGGCGCGCAGGGTGGCGCTGTCGGCCAGGCCGTGCGGGTTACTCAGGCGGTCGGGCTCGATGAGCATGATCCGGCTGGCGAACAGCTGGCCAGGCTCCGGCAGCCACAGCGGCACCGCGCAGGCCTCGCCGTCGACCCACAGGCTGCGGATCGTGGACGTGGTGAGTCCGGCGCCGTTGAGCTCGTCGGCGGCGTCGCAGGCGGTGTCGTCCCACCACAGCCGGTGGAAGCCGCCGACGGTGTTGGCGAACTCGGTCGCCCAGGCCTTGTCGCGGCCGAGCAGCTTGTACTGCGGCCGCGGGCTCAGGCGCAGGCCGGTGCCGACGACGTTGTCGGCAATGGTCTGCTGCGCGCCCTGGGCCACACCGTTGTTGCGCACCAGGTCGCGCGAGCGGCCGACGATGGTGCCGCGCTCGGCCAGCAGGTCGGCATCGGGCGAGCTCGGCTGCGGCGTCCAGCTGCGCAGCGCGTTGTCGTCGGTGTCGGCGGCGACGTGGCTGGTCATGGGGTGGCGCTCACAGTTGCACGTACAGCGGCTTGCGGCGGCTGGACGCAGTGGCATCCAGCGCACCGGCGGCCACGAGCTGGGCCTTCAGGTCGGCGATGTACGCGCGCAGCTTGTCGACGCTGGCAAGGCTGTACTTGACGGCCATGCC